AAACGCTAGGCGTATCGCTAGCGATACGGACTTTGGTGCGTGGAGTATCTAATGGAAACTTGCGTATTGTGTGTTGAGAAAAAACACAAAATCTATTGGGGAGAAATGTCTGAGAAAGACATGGAGTTATCCGGAGTCACTTATCACAAGTGTTCATTCTGTTCATACGAACCTCTAATTTGGAATACCGGTATTGGAGATGCTAGTTGCGAGAGTTGTGGAAAGTGGCAGAACGAAAACTAGCAGGGTAATCAGATCTGTTTTTATTCCGGCCGGTTGCTTGCGTTTTTTGTTTTATGGTGTAGTCTTTATGTGTAGTCATACGAAAGGAAAATTATGAACTTACTACAAGCTGAAATCCTAGTTATCAACCTTGAGCACGAAATCAAGGCAGACGGAAAAATGTCTTTTGGCGAACCGGCTATGAAATCTATTGGCCGGCTTCTAGGCATTGACGCCTACAAGACTTTCGGGCGTGGCGTAAAGGGCCGTCAAGCTGCGCTTGACTGGCTGCGAGAACAAATCGCCGAGAACACGCCGGCAGAATAAAAAAGCTCTGTCAATGTGGAAACCCCTGGGAAACCAGGGGTTTTTGCTATTTTTTAGTGAAAATAGATCCAAAATCTTGTTTATGATCGTGATCACCCCTTATAATTTAGATACTGATCTTCGGATCGGTAGTTGGGAGACCCGACAATAAACGACCTGTACTAACGCAAGGAAAGGTGGTCGCTAAATGAAGAGGTTCATCACAATAGCTAGTGTGCTCCTACTACTAGCTGGATGTTCATCAGCTGCGTCAGCAATTGATCTAAATAAGATCACTGCCGATAAAGCAAAAACCAGTGTTGACAAACCGGTTAAGTTTACATTCTTTGGCAAAGATAGTTTGATCAAGATGGATAAACAAAATCGCAACACTGTCCGGATGAAGCAAGTCATCAAATACTTGAAGACTCGTGTGGAAAAGACATCATATGTCTTCTCTGGATCGAGCCCTCAGGGATGGGACTGCTCAGGATTAGTTCGTTGGACCTATAAACGGTTCGGCCTCGAAATCCCACACTCTGCCAATAAGCAAGCTCATATTGGCAAGCGTGTGTCTAACCCCGTCCCGGGGGATATTGTTGTTATGGCCTACGCAGGCAGTACCAACTTTTATCACTCTGCGATCTACTTAGGAAACGGAAAGATCGTTAATGCTCACTACCAGGCCGGAACAACTATTGTCCAGCCACTGACTGATTACAAAAGAAGTCAGATCCGGTTTGTTCGCGTTATTGATCAGAAGATCCCTAGCGAGATCGTAAAACCCTTGATCCAAAAATAACTAAATAGGTAGAAGGGCCGTAGCTATGCAGCTACGGCTCTTTTGCTTTACGGAGTTGTATTTTGTTTAGGTATCTGCTAGCATCATAGAGAGCCTATGTTTGGCTCGGCTTAGAAAGTTTCTCTCTCTTTCTAGGCTAGTTTCCTTTCCAAATAGAAGCTCCCCGATAGTGTTCATTCCTGTCGGGGAGTTTTATTTTATCGATCTATGTTTATTTCCAATTTCGGGAATAAATTTGGTAGTATTTGAGTTATATCTAATGGAAAGGTAATTTATGTTTATTGAGCAAGCAGGCGACGCTGAACAGGCAGAGTTATTCGCAATGGGACTAATCAAGGAGCCTAAGGACAATGGCACACTAATCCTTGTCCCTTGTAAGCACAAAGTATTCTGCCGAACTCACGGAACATTCTGGATTAGAAAAAAGTTTTGGAAGTTCGGGAATAAATCCAGATAAAAAGTGTTTTATTTATTGAAAGGAAATAAAATGACTGAAAATGAAAAATCAAAGCAAGAGCAACTACTAAACCCTAACTTTGGGCTAAACACGGACAAGCCAGACATCAAGGGTTTCTTGGCGTGGCTGTATGACCCTGAAGTAGATAAAGCCTATGAGCAGTTCATCAAAGAGAGTGAGCAAGAATGAGAAAGAAGCTAACGCCTGAACAGATCACTGAGTTAGACAAGTTCCAGACACGGAAGCTTTACGAGCTTCTTTATCTGGCGATGGCTGCTGGATTGATTCCGGTTGATCATAATCTAAGACTAAGCCGGAGAGTTCGGGTACTGAAAACCGATCCAAACTTGCCTAACTAAATGTTGCGAAATGTCAGTTGCTAAGTGTAAACTGAAAGACCCACTAGGAAAAGGAAGTGTTTATGTCCCACGCTGTATATCTAACTGATGATGTATTCGGTGATGTTATTGAAGCTTTATGGTTCTGTTCGGACAGTTGTGCCAGAACTCGTAAAGAGTATCAGGGCTGGAATGGTTGCCAAGAAAACTTTATGCAACCATATTGCCAGAATGAGATCTGTAAAGAAGCTTTGAGTTGGTATTGCGAAGATGAGCAAATCTGGTATATTGGAGATACACCTAGAGAAAGTGAAAACTAATGAGCAAGTATGTAAAACATCTAACTAATGATGAACTGCTAGAACGCTTGGCAGATGAGTTAGCAACTATGCACAAAGAAACCTACATTGAGTTAGGGTCTTGGGAAACTGCTAGAGAGTTAGTAGAGCGTTTCTATGAAGTGAATGTGGAAGTTAGTATTGGCAGAAAGAAGGAACAGAGATGAGTAAACTAAATCACATTCTGTCTATGCTTTCTGGCGAAAGTCAGATTGACGTTTTTCTTCTTGCTGAAGATGAATCTCTAGTTGAGATGATTGTCAATGGCACGGAGTATACTGAACTTATGAATTATCTAAACGACAATTACTAGGAAAGGGAATTATGTTTAGAAAGAATTATGTCTACATCTTTGACTGCGTTGACTGCTATAACTTTTACGGAGAGCAAGCTCTAACTAGAACTGGCGAACTACTTTGTCCGTCTTGTGGAGCAGAGCAATGGAAAGAAAGTACTTATGTTGAGAAGATGAGAGTGAAGTATAAAGTGAAGCCCTTTGACCCTTTGCTGGCCTTTGCCGATTACATCTAATCAAATCCAAAAGAGCTTCTCCCCCGTGATCATTAGATCCGGGGGATCTCTTTTACCCTGGTGAGATCAGATCCAGGATCTAGCTGCTCCGGATCCGGAATGATCCGGAAACACCTTGCGAAGTCTTGACAAGACACGCCTAACTGATAAACTAAATACAACCATTCGGGAAAGGAATGAGATGAACAAGGCTAATAAAGTAATCCGTAATCTAGAAGCTCGTGAGTTGGCAACTATCTTGCGTGAACGCTCACGCTCTAACGCTTCTGGCGTTCACGCTAATAAAGGCACGAAGCGTGCCAACACTCGTTCGGCTAGTAAGGCGAAAGTCTTACGAGAGTGGAGCTAATAAAACAGATCTAAATTTATTCTCAATTTCGGGAATAAATCTAGTAGAGTTTAGGTTGTATTTAGTGAAAGGACTAAAAATGACCAACTATGAAAAGTCTTATGACGAAGCCAAAACTAAGAAGTTCACCAAGCCTGAACTTTGGAGTGAGATACTACCTAACCTTTGGTTAGGGGGAACTGCTGATGATGACCGAGTTGGTGATAAGCATTGTGAGTTCGACAGACAAGACATCTCTATCAAGCCACGACACTTTGATAGTGTCTATACCTTTTATGCTCACGCTAATCCTGTTGACTGGCTAGTGAAAGAGTTTAGATACGGATACTTTGATAGTGCTGATACTGACTTTGATGCGAAAGCCTTTATGCGTATTGCTTACAACATCTTTACTGACTGGAAGTCTGGCGAAAAGGTATTGGTGCGTTGCCAAGCAGGTCTAAACAGGTCTGGCTTACTTATGGCGATAGTGCTAATGCTTGACGGATACGAAGTCCAAGATGCCATTGACCTAATGCGAGAGAAACGCCACGAACTAGTTTTGTTCAACCCTAACTTTGTTGAGTGGTTGCTAGCCCTAGACATTACTAACCCTAGTTGGTAGTGTCTAGGGTTACGGCCGGCCGGAGCTCATAGATCTCTGGAAACCGATCCCGATCCAAACACGCTAATAAATAGAGTTGCGAATTATTTATTTGTGTGGTTAGATTGAGTTATTCCCGATTAGAA